TGGCGCAGGCCGACTCGCCGGTTACGGTGAAGCCGTTGCGCAGCACCAGCACGCAGAAGGTCAGGAGGTTGAGAGCTTGCACATTGGTCACCGGCGTGCCGCACGCAGCAACCTCGCGTCCGAAGCACCCATCGCCAGCGGTGAAGTAGTGCTCGCTGGCGATGTTTGCCTCGATGTCGGCCGGCGTGATGCGCGGGGCCTTGCTGGCGCCTGCCGCGACGATGGCGGCTTCGAGGTTGGCGGTCGGGTTGGTCATGGTGTCCTTTCGCTGGTTGGAACTCGATTATGCCGCCAGCAGCCCGCCCGGGCGCCGGTGGTGCAGGATCCGCTGGTCGATGGTCTGCGCCAGGTCGCGGCCCAGCTCGGCGGCCTTCTTGCCGCTGGTGTCCTGCGCGACCGCGCCGCCGTCGCCCTGCACCACGATGCTGCCGATGCTGATGCCGCCGCCGCCGGCCTGGCCCTGGGCCTTCACGCCCAGCTTGCCGTCGGCACCGCGGGCCAGCGGCATGATGGCCTCGGGGCCGGCCTCGCCCATGACGCCGGTGCGGAAGGAGCCGCCGCTGGCGAACCGGAACGGCGTGGCGCTGTTGACCACGCCGCCCTGGGCGAAAGCCTGCAGGCTGCCGTCGAAGGCGCCGCCCTTGGCGAAGCCGAACAGGCTGGTGATGGCCGAGAAGAAGCCGCCGCTGCTGCCGCCACCACCGCCGGTCACCGCCGCCAGCGCGTTGAACAGCGCCTGCTTGGCGATCATCTTCGCCAGGTCGGCCAGGATGCTGGACGCGAATTCCTTGAAGTCCAGCTTGCCGGTGGTCAGGAACTCGCCCAGCGCATCGCCGGCCCGGTCGAAGGCGTTGACCAGGGCGCTCTTGACCTGGCCGGCGACGTCCTTGCCGCGGTCGGCGAGCTCGGCCAGTGCGCCCTTGATGCCGTTCATCGGGTCGGCCATGGCGTCGTCCTTGCGGTCCAGGGCCGCGGCGCGCTTGCGCATCAGCTCGTCGTACAGCTCGCTGCCGCGCTTGATGCCCTTGTTCTCCAGGTCCTGCCCGGCCGCGGCCAGCTCGCGCTCGCGGGTGTTCAGGAACAGGCTGGACGTGTTCGCGTCGATCGCCTCGGTCTGCTTGTCGAACTCGGCGGCGGTCTTCAGGTCCTTGTATTCCTGCGCCAGGCGGTCGACGGCATCGGCCTGCATCACCAGGGCCAGCTTCTGCTTCTCGGACAGGTCCTTGAACTTGCCCTGCTCGGTCTGGAACCGGGCCTGGGCGCCCTTGGCGCTCTCCAGGGCGTCGCCGTAGGTCTTGATGGCGTAGATCTGCTCCTGCAGCTTCGCGGCCTCCTGGCCGAGGCTGTCCAGGGCGTTGCCGTAGGGGTTCGATCCGGAGCCGCCGCCCTTGCCATCGGTGGGCGCGCGGCTGGTGTAGCCGGCGGCCGATCGCGGCGCGTCGGTGCGGCGCGGGTCGTTGGCCGATCCGCGGCCGCCGCCGGCGCCGACATCGCGCTGGGCGAAGCGCTTCTCCAGGGCGTCGCTGTAGGGGGTCAGGCTGCCGCCCCAGCGCTCGACCATGCTCTTGTTGGCTTCCTCGACCACGCGGTTGCGCTCGGCCAGGATCTTCTTGAAGTCCTCGATCTGGTTCCCGCCGGTCAGCAGCTGCTTGCCCATCTGCAGCGGGTTCAGGAAGTTCGCAGCGGCCGCGGCCACGCCGATGTCGTGGTAGACGACGCGTGCAGAGCTGGCCACCTGGGCGAAGACCTTCAGCAGGTCGCTCATGATGTCCATGAACGCGGCGGCGGCGCGCGCGCCCTCTCGGAATGCGTCGCGCATAGAACCGTCAGCGGCCAGCCCCTTCGCGGCGTCCTTCACGCCGTTCGTGCCGTTGGTGACGTCCAGCAGGGCCTGCACGAAGTCGGTGGCCACCGGTAGCAGCTGGGTGGACAGGACCTTGTAGAGCTCCTGCTTCGCCGCGGCCAGCTTCAGGGTCGCGCGGTTGTAGGCCTCGGCGTCCTCGGCCTGCTGCGCGGTCACCTTCGACGCCTGGGCGCCGATTTCCACGTAGTCCTTCAGGAAGGGCAGCACCTGGGCGCCGCTCTTGCCGAACAGGTCCATGGCGATGGCCGACTTGCCGCTGCCGTCCTGCACCTTCGACAGCGCGCCGGCGATGGTGTCGAAGGCGTCGGCCGGATCCATGCGGCGCAGCTCGTCGGCCTTCAGGCCGAGGAATGCCAGCGCCTGGGCCGCGCCCTTCGCGCCGTCGTCGGCGCCGTGCAGGGCCTTGTCCATCTTGATGATGGCGCCCTCGATCGTGCCCCAGTCGTCGCCGGTGATCTTCGCGGCCTGGAAGATGCCACCGATCTTCTCGACGCTGCTGCCGGTCTTCTCGGCGGCGTCCTTGACCTTCAGCATGGTCTCGACCACGCCGTCGAACTTGTCCTTGAAGACGGCGAACGACAGCCCGGCGCCCAGCCCGGCCATGGCCAGGCCGGCGGTCTTGGCGATGCCCGGCAGCTTGCCGATGCCGGTGTTCAGGGTGCCGACCGACTTGTTCAGTTGGTCGACTGCGGCCTGGCCGACGACGCCCGCAGTAATTTTGAACGATGCCGACAGATCCATGCTCAACCCTTCAGCGCCCGCAGCGCGGCGACCTCCATCACCTGCACACCGGCGAACAGCGCGCCGTCATTGTCGTCGATCCTGAGCCGGTCCATCACGGCGAACACCGCCGGGTAGTCCAGGCCCACCGCGCCGCCCATGCCACCGACGCGCCACTGGGTCTGCACGCGCAGCCAGAGCTGCACCACCGGCCAGGCTTCGGGTTCGACTGGCATGTCCTGCTCGTCATCCTCCAGCGCCTCCAGCCATTCCTGCGGGACCTGGCCGCCGAACTGCTCCAGGTCGCGCAGCGCCTCGCTGTTGTCAGCCCTGCCGCCGCGCGCCCAGTGCTCGCCGGCGGCCGTCAGTTTTTTCGCTTCAGCCCAGTCACGGCGGCGTAGAAGGCCTGCACCATCGCGGCAGCAGCACCGGGAACTTGCATCACCTGCTCCAGCGCGCTGTCGCTAAAGGGCACCTGCTCGCCGTTGTCGGTGATGCCAGACCAGCCGACCACCACCTCGCGGCAGAAGATCAGGTCGGTCATTCCCTCGCGCTCCTGCATTTCCTTGATCTGGTCGCTGGTGCGGCGCCGGAAGGTGGCGTCGAACGTCTGCTTCTCGTACTTGCCGCCATCGACGGCCAGTTGGAACTCGACGGGCCAGGTAAACGTGTCGGATTGGTTCAGCTTGAACATGCTGGTGTTCGTCTCGGTTGGGGTTGCGGGATCAGGTGCAGACCAGCGACAGCTCGTCGTTGCCGCTCGATCCTGGCACGAACTGCAGGCCCATCTGCAGCATCTGCACGCCGTCCAGCTCGGTGTAGGTCGGCTGGGTCAGCTGCACCGTGCTGCCGGTGGTCAGCTGCACCTTGTTGCCGGCCGCGGTGCCGTGCGTGACGCTCAGCGCGCCCAGCGTGGCGTTCTTGGCGATCGTCCACCAGTCCTTCGCCGCCACGGTCGTGGCCTCGATGTTGATCGAGCCCTGCGGCTGGCGGTCGGTGATCAGCACCTGCTCGCTGCCGCCCACCAGGCTGCGGTGCACCACGGCGACCGACATGTCGACGGACAGCTCGGACATCACGCCCGAGTAGCCGTGCAGCGAGAACGGCGTGGTGTTGACGTTGCTGACGGTCAGCGGCTTCTGGAAGCCGGTGTAGGTCGGCGACGGCGCGGCGCCATCGGTGACGGCGTTGTAGATGCCGGTCAGCGCGAACTTGATGCGCGGGATTTCCTTGTTGCGCATCGACAGCGACCAGGTGCCGCGCGCGCCGGTCAGCTTGTGCAGCACGCCGTCGACGTTCAGGTACAGCGTCACGCTGTCGAAGTTCGACGACACCGGCGCGTAGGTCACCGAGGTGCTGGCGACGATCGTCTCGCTGAAGCCGCAGGCGCGCATCAGCGGGCCCCAGCCGGGCGCGGTTCCGGCCGCGCCGCTGGCGGCCAGCTCGACTTCGAACTCCAGCATGGCGCGCAGCGCGGCGGGCAGCTGCTCGCTGCGGCCGATGTACGGGCGGATCAGGTCGCGGTTCGCCAGGTCGGCGTCCTGCGGCGTGATGGTCAGGTTACTGACCAGGATGGCGTTGGCCACGCCGGTCGGCGTCGGGTCGGTGCCGTAGGTGGTCTCGATCTTGGCGAGCAAGACCTTCTTGCGGGCGAGCAAGGGCATGATCAGGCCTCCGCGGCGTCGTCGCCGCCAGCATCAGGGGCCGGCTTCTCAGCCTGGGCCGGCGTCTCGGCCGGGTCTTCGGTGCGCTCGACCAGCGTGCGCTGGCCGGTGGCCGGGTCCAGCATGTAGCTGCCGCCCTGGCCGGCGAATTCGTCGGTGTGGATCGTCATTGGAGTGTTCCCCGGTTGTGGCGGTGCCAGATCGTGAAGCGCATGCGCACCAGCAGCGCGGTCCTGTCGGCCTCGTCGAAGTCCCAGCTGGTGCCACCCTCGGCGGTGTCGATCGCCAGGCCTCCGATAGTCGGATCGCCCAGCATCGCGGCGTGCACGGCCTCGACGATCGGGTCGGCCAGCCGGTCGGGCTCGGTGCCGCGGTGGTAGACCTGGACCTCGACTTGCAGCCGGGCGTCGGTGAAGCCCAGGCTGTTCTCGCTCGGGTCCTCGTTGTCGGGCAGCAGGTTCAGCGCAGGCGCCTCGCTGCCGGCGAACTTGTCCGCGCGGCTGCGGTGCACGCCGGTGATGCCCAGCCCGCCCAGGGCGCCCAGCCGGGCCTTGACGGCCTGCATGATCTGCTCGCGCCGGGTGGCCATGTCAGGACCCCAGCACCAGCCGCTTCAGACGACCATCGGTCAGCGGCCGGACCTCGCGCACGACGAACGTGCCCTTGCCGGTGATCGTGATCGACTGATCGCGGGCGATGCCCGGCCATTCGTCGGCGGGCAGCACCACGCTGAAGTCGGTGCCGACCACCTGGCCGGACAGGACATCCTCGGCCGGGCTGTCGAAGATCACGCTGGCCGAGGTCGCGCCCCACGTCGCCGAGGTGGCGAAGCCACCGGCGGCGTCGAAGAACACGGTCAGGTCCTCGGAGAACATGATCAGCGTCCAGCCCTGGGTGCCGTCGTCAGACGGTGGCCTTGAGGATGGCGCGCGGGCGGGTGCACAGGTGCAGCGGGTTCGACTGCATCTCGACGTCCCAGCCCTTGCCGTTGGGCATGCGGATTCCCTGGGCGTAGATCGGCAGGCCCATCGTGTTCACGGTGTCCTCGTAGTCGGCCGGGCCGAAGCGACCGATCAGCAGGTCGGGGACGCCGACAGGCACGATGTAGGCGTCGTTGGTGCCGATCATGTCGGAACCGTTCGCCTTGCCGCGATACTTGCGCCAGAGCACGCCGCCGAAGTCCAGGTCGGCGTTGGGATCGCCGCGCAGCTGCGCCGCCTGGGCCTGGTTCAGGTAGGTCTCCTTCACCGACTTGTGGGTGATGAGCTTCTGCCAGAACGTGCGGCCGCAGTAGGCGACGTAGCTGGAGTAGGCCACGCCACCCAGTTCGTCGTCGACCATGTTGCAGGCCTCGTCGCACTTGGCGCGGACGTCGGTCGTGGTCTGGTCCAGCTCGAAGTCCAGGGTGTTCTGCGACACGCCGAACTCGGTGAACAGGTCGTACAGCACCGTGGTGCCGTCGGCGTCCAGCACCTGGCCCTTGAGCGCACCGACGCGGTGGTACTCCAGGGTGTAGTCCAGGCGGCGCATGCCCATCTGCATGACGTCCATCAGCTTGCGCTGGAACGGCGTCGGCTGGTTCTCGGTGCCGAACAGGCGGATGCCCTGCACCTCGTCGGCCAGGACGCGATCGTCCAGCGGCACGTGCGGGATCGGGAACGACCGCAGGTCGCGGGTGTTGCGGCCGATCGGAGAGCCAGCGGAGCCGCGCGGCTTGGTGCTCACCAGCGCCAGGGTCTGACCCTGACGCTCGATCTGCACGGTCAGCGTGGACACGCCGGCGTACTCGAACAGGCCGCTGTCGCCCAGCTGGCTGGGGATGTGCGGCAGCAGGTTGATGGCGGCCGTCAGCTCGGCGAGCGAGAAGCCGTTCGGGTAGAAGACGTTTTGGGTGGCCATGGTTCAGCCCCTCCTGGATCAGAAGCGCACCGCGATGTTCGCGGTGGCGAAGTCGACGTAGGCGGCATCCTTCTCGGCCTGCGTGGTGATGCCGGCGCCCCACACCAGGCGGTCGCGCCACACCTCGGCCAGCCGCACGATGCCGACGGCTGCGACGTCGGCGCTGGTGGCGTCGATGTCGGAGTAGAGGATGGCCACGGCGGCCTGGCTGCCGTCGCTGGCGTCGTTGTCGTAGGGCTTGTATTTGCCCGACGCCGTGATCTTGCCGAGCACGGTGCCCGCCAGCAGCGAGCCGGCGCCGCTGACGATCACGATCGGCTCGCGCGACAGCTCGCCGTTGGCCTCGGACTTGATGAAGGCGCCGGTGCCCAGGGTTTCGGTCTTGGTCGGCATGTTTCAGCCCTCCTCGTTCAGTGGGTGGCGCGCTTGTTCAGCGCGTCGTAGGCGGCGCCCATGTCCGGCATGCGGACGGCGGGCTTCGCCTGGGGTTGGGGATCGTCCTCGGCGGCGGCGCCCACGATGGGGTCCACAGCTTCGGCCAGACGGGCCTTGCCGGCGGCGGCGACGCGCTGCTTCTCGGCGGCGACGACGGCCATCGCGGCCTCGGGGCCGGTGGTCTTGCCATCGGCGGCCAGCGTCTCGATCAGCGCCTCGTGGCCGGGCATGGCCTGCTCGCGCACGGCCTTGATGCGGTCGCGCTCGCCGGCGGAACCTTCGGCGCGCAGCAGCGCGGCGGCCTCGGGGTTCTCGGCAGCGAACTTGGCCGCGATTTCTTGCGGGGTCATGTTCACCTCGTTGGGTTGGTCATCGGATGCGGCAGGCAGCACCGGCCCAGCCTCGGTGGCGGCCGGCGCGGTGGCGTCGGCCAGGATCGCGGGAAGGGCCACACCGGACCCGTCACCGCTGATTTCGTTGACAACGGCCTCGATGCCGCCGATTTGGCCCACGGCCAGCGGCGCCAGCTCGCCTAGCGCGAAGACAGCCTTGCGGCGCTGCGCGAACTGCTGCGGGTTGGTGGCCATGCGCTCGACCAGGGTGTCGACGGACGCGAAGCCGTCGATCAGTCCGGCGTCCAGCGCCTGCTGGCCGATGAAGATCCGGCCGTCGGCCATGTTGGCGAGCACCTGGTCGGCGCTGACGCCGCGGTTCTGCGCCACGGTGTCGACGAAGACGCCGTAGATGTGATCGACCTGCTGCTGCAGGTAGGCCTCAGCCTCGGCGTCCAGCGGCTTCGTGTCGCTGCCCATGCGCTTGTACCGGCCCGCCGTGATTTCGGTGGTCTGGCCGCTGCTGCGCGGATTGTAGTTGTGCGTCATCACGACGCCGATCGAGCCGATCACGTCGGTCTTGCCGCTCGCGTAGACCGCGTTGGCGGCGCTGCCCAGCCAGTAGCCGGCCGACGCCATCATTCCGGTGGACACCGACACGGTGGGCTTCTCTGCCGCCAGGCGAGCGATGGCGTCGCCCAGCTCGGGGATGCCGAACACGCTGCCGCCGGGGCTGTCGATCGCCAGGATCGCGCCGCGCACGCGCGGGTCGGCGGCCATGCTGTCGACCTGCTTGACCAGCATCTGCGCCGAAGCGCCACCGCTGACGCGCATGAACAGGTTCGCCTTGTTCGCGATGGCGCCCTCGATCGGCAGGACGGCGACACCGCCCTCGCGCAGCACGTAGTCCTGCTGCTCGTTGGCCAGCGGGCGGCCCAGGCGGGCCTCGATGGCCGGCAGGTCGATCTTCTCGCCGCGCAGGTGCGTGGCGTAGATCGCCTGCATTTCCAGCAGCCGCGAGGGCACGATGGCCCAGGGCGATTGAAGCAGGTCGATCAGCGTCATGGGCGTGGATTGTAGGCAGGCGGCATGTCGCAGGGGGTGCGGGCGTGCGACTTTCAGGCAGCGCCGTCAGGCCACCAGGTGCCCGCTCAGCAGGATCAGCCGCGTGCTGTTCACGTCGCGCACGGTCAGCGTCATTTCGCCCAGGTTCCGCAGCTTCGTCGGCGTGCCGATGAAGACGCCGATCAGCTGCACGGTGCCGCCGATGAAGGCCGGCCACGCCCAGTCGCTGCCGCGGTGGTTGCGGATCACCACGCGGAAGCCGTCGTAGACCGTGGCGGCGTCCAGCGCGATGCCGTTGCCGGTCCCGGTCAGCTCGATGTCGGCGCCGTGGTGGTCGTTGGTCAGCGTCAGCGCGCCGCTGGCGACGGTCAGGGCCTTTGGCTTGGTGGCCAGGCCGTCGGCGTTCATCGTGGCGACCTGCACCGGGTTGCCGCTGGCGTCCCACGCCCACCACGCCCAGGTGTGGGCGATCTGGTGCACAGCCCGCAGGTCGCTGGTGTTGCGCCAGCGCAGCGCGGTGCGGGACTTGTTCGCAGCGGTGCCGATGAGCTGCCACGGCGTGATGTCGCCGATCAGCACGTCCAGGGTGGACATGGCCGCCTCGCTGGTGTCGTCCAGCACGACGCGGCCCGGCCCCTTGGTGGTGACACCGCAGATCCAGGCGCGGCCGCGCGTCAGACGGAACGACGATCGGCCGCCGTCGGTGAGCTGCAGGCCGTAGGCGAAGCCGGTTTTGGCCGCGCCCTCCATGTCCCAGTGCATGGCGTCGCCGGTCGACTTGTAGGCGCCGGTGAACACGCCGCGGTTCTGCCGGACCCGGATGCCGGTCGTTCGCGGGTTGTTGCGGTCGGTGTTGCCGGTGCTGCCGCCCTCGTTGGAGCCGAGCAGCTGCACGCTGGCCGAGTTGACGAAGACGCCGCTGCCGCCCTTGTTCGCGAAAGCGCCGCGCACGCCGTCGCAGTTGTCGAAGGCCAGGCCGTAGCCCTCGGTCGTGCCCCAGTAGCTGACCGGCTCCGAGTGCGTGCGGTCGCTGGGCATCGCGGCCAGCTCGCAGTCGGTCAGCGTCAGCGACAGCAGCGCGCTGTCCCATGCTGCGTCCAGCACGAAGTCGGTCGCCGACACGCGCGTGAGCACGTTCAGCATGCCGCGCGGGGTGTCCTCGGGCGTGCCCAGCAGGGCCTTGTGGCCAGGGTTGAACGGCAGCGCGGCGATGGTGCGCACGCCGATCTTGCCGCCGGCGCTGTAGAACGACGCCACGCCGCTGGACAGGCCAGGGTTCCAGGTGATCGACGATCCGGGCCGGGGCGTCCACGACGCATAGGCCGCATCCCAGGTGGTGCCCTCCAGCACGACGTGCGTGCCGTCGACCACGGTGACGGTGCGCAGCGTGTTGTCGAAGGGGCCGTCCAGCTTCTGGTTTCCGCAGCGCTGGCCGGTGGTCAGGCCCATGCCCGCGGCCGTCACGTCGGCGTCCACCACCAGGCCCACCTTGCCGCCGGCGTCGTACATCGACAGCACGTTGACGCTGGTGTCCTTGATGGCGTCGTTGACGGTCAGGATGGGCTTGCGCTTGGCGAAGTCCCATTCCATCGTCTCGCCGCTGTCCAGCCCCATCACCAGGGTCAGGCAGTCGCCGAAGATGTCGCCCATGCGCAGGCCGTGCATCTTGTCGGCCAGCAGGCCGAAGGCGAAGCCGTAGGAAACGAAGTTGTTGATCTTGACGTTGCGGGCCGACCCTCCGGACGCCTTTGTGATGCCGACGCCAGCGAAGGATCCCTGGGCGTCCAGCGCGCCGACGGCATCGGTGTGGATCACGATGCCGGCGCGCTTCACGCAGATGAAGTCGCTGAAGAAGTTGTCTCGGACGCGCAGGCTGACCGCCGGGTTGATCACCATGCCCGGCATCCAGTTGACGCCAGCCACCGCCTCGAGGTCCGGCGGATGCAGCGCCGAGTTGCCCTGCGTCTCGGGGCCCGTCAGACCTGCGTTGGCTGGCAGGGACGTCGTGCGGTGGATGTAGTAGTTCCGGTTGCCGTAGCGGATCACCACCGCGCCCCAGCGCTTCACGCCATAGTCCGCGGCGGACAGCAGGTAGTCGCTGCAGTCGTAGTCCGAGGTGATCAGCGGCTGGGCGCCCAGCGGCTGGCCGAAGCAGCCGACCATGGCCAGGTGCGGGCTGGGCTCGTCCAGCAGCCAGGTGTCGCCGCTGGCGTCGGGGAATGCCACCATGGCCAGCGTCATCGCCGACATGCCGTAGGCGGCCAGCTGCGCAGCCGTCACGCGCCGATACCGGGCCCCGCCCTCGTCGCCAGGCGTGGTGTGGTAGGCCGTCTCGATGACGTTGACGTCGGACGAAATCAGGCCGGCTGCGGCGTCGGCCAGCAGCCGGTCCTTCGCCGATCCATTCGACCCCAGGATCGGGAACTCCCTGCCGTCAGGCCGCACCAGCCGCGTGCCATCCTCCGACCACGACGCGGCGCGGCCGCGGGGAAAGTTCAGGTAGCGGTCGATTGGGGTCATGAGGGGGCCATGTGCACCGGCAGGGGATGGGAAATCAGAGGGTCGGGAGTCGTTCGGAATCGGCGTAGGGCCGCGCGTTGTTGGAAAGCACCTGCCGTGTGGCCGGGTTGATCGGCAGGCGCCACGTCAGCATTGACTTGGCAAGCGGCGCCACGTCCAGCCAGACGGTCTCGCCGCCGTTGTAGATGTTTGCAGTCTCCTGCTTCTGGTAGCTGACGATCCGCAGCCGGCTGGTGTCGGCGTTCTTGCTGACCGGCGATGCCAGCGTGGCGGTCGACGGGGCGGCAGGAGGCGAGGCATCCCCTCCAACCAGGGCTCGGGTCCGCGCCAGCTCCTCGGTGTTCAGCCGGTCCGGGTACGGCCGGGCGATGAATTCGTCATTGCGTGCCATTGCTGCTCCCGCCGCCACCGTCGGCGGCATCGTTCGGTTGATCTGCCGCCGGGCCGCCGGTGACCACGGCGCCGGGCGCCGCGGCAGCCGGGGCCTCCAGGCCGTCGCGCACGCGCATCTTCACCTCGCGCACGCGCTGGCGGTGCTTGGCGTCGAACTCGCCGCCGTCGTAGGCGACCTGTTCCTCGGCCAGCGTGGTCAGGCCCATCTTCACGCGGGCCTCGGCGCCGCGGACTTCCTTCTCGGGGTCGATGGCGCCCGGGCCGTCGCCCGCCCACTTGGAGCCGCACCAGGCGGCGCGCGTCTCGGCGTCGGCGAAGAAGCCGGGCGCGCTGATCAGGCCCAGGGCGACGGCATCGGCCAGCCACTCCTCGTAGACCGGCTGGCACACGCGCGACACCAGCAGGTCGCGGCGGATGCGGAAGCCTCGCCAGGCGTCCAGCAGCGCGGCGCGGGCGGCCGAGAACGACGACTGGAACTTGCGCACCAGCACTTCGTAGGGGATGCCCAGCGCCATGCCGATCTGCGCCATGCACTCGTTCACGAACGGCCCGAAGTTGGGGTTCGGCCGGCTCATTTCAGCCGACTCGATCGACTCGCCGGGCAGCAGGTTCACGACGCGGCCGGGCTGGATCTTGCCGTCCCAGTTCTTGGCGCGGTCGATCAGGACCTCTTTGGCCTCGTCGTCGAACGTTTCCTCGAAGGCCTCGGGGTCCATCTTCGCGAAGACGGCCAGCGTGGCGCTGTTCACGGCGGCCGCAATCTCGGCATCGCTGTAGCGGGTGAGCTGCTTCAGCGGCTCGATGATCGGCGCCAGCTCGGGCATGCCGCGGGTCTGGCCCGGGCGCAGGCGGCGCATGTGGTGCAGGAACAGCCGGCGGCCGCTGGCTGCCCGGAACGGCACGCGCCGCCACTTCACCGGCGTGGTGCTGACGACGTGCCGGCCGGGGTGCCGGCTGGCGATGTAGGCGGCCACCGGGGCGCCGCTGTCGTCGCGCTCGATGCCCTGCGTCACCCGCTCGGTGTCGGTGGCGCAGTTCTCGTTGCTGATCCGGTCGGCTTCGATGATCTGCAGCGCCAGGCGGAACGGCCAGCCCGGGCGCTCGACGCCGGCCAGCAGCACGCCGCAGTCGCCGCTTTCCATCTTGCTGCGCTCGGCCAGGTTCTGGATCTCGTAGAAGTCCATCTGCCCCAGCGCGTCGGCGTAGGTGCTGCCCGCCCACATGGCGAACAGTCGCTCGGTGCGGCGCTGCCAGGCGCTGGCCTGCTCGTCGTCCATGCCCAGCGCCTCGGCGTCGATGCGCGACTGCAGGGTCAGGCCGGTGCCGACGATGTGCGCCAGCTGCGTCTCGACGGCGCCGCATGCGATCGGGCTGCGGCGCACCAGGTCGCGGCTGTACGCGCGCAGGTTGGGCAGGTCGTTCAGCTGGTCGGCGTCGGCGTCGCCCATGCCAGGCGCCCAGCCTTCAAGTTGGCCCTGGCCGGTGCCGTAGCCGCCGCCGGTCAGCAGGGCGTCAATCTGCGGGTTGGCCTGCGCGGCCGGTCGCACCACGATGGCGCGTAGCCGCTCGCGGGCCGCCTGGGCGGTCGGGCGGCGACGGAAGAAGTCCAGGATGGCCATGGGTGTGGGTCACCAGCCAGGGCGCGCCACGACGGCGCGCGACTTGCCGGCCTCGCGCCGCTCCAGCGCGTTGACCTGGCCGTTCCAGTAGTCGATGCCCTTCTGGATGTCGGCGAGGTTCGCCCGGGTCAGCGACCGGCCGGCGATGGTGTAGGACTGGCCCGTCAGCACGGCGTCCTGCGCCGCCAGAAAGGCGTTCAGTTTTTCCTGCGCGATGGCGAGCGTGATGCCGGGCATGCCGGCATTCTAGGCCGGGGCGGTGTCGCAGGCCGCGCGCCGCGGCGACTTTCGGCGCAGGTGGCGATAAACCGTCTCGCGGTGCACGCCCATGTCGGCGGCGATCCGCGCCACGGTCTTGCCGCTGCGCAGGCCTGCGTCGATGCGCTCCAGGGTGACGGGTGGCCGGGCTTCGATCCGCACCCGCTGGCCGCCCAGCTCGGCGCGCAGCCGGGCCTCGATCGTGGCAGCCGTGTCCGGTGCGCCAGCAGCACCTGCCGCCAGCGCGGCGATCTTCGCAGCCCAGTCGTCCATCATGCGCGCCTCCAGCCTGACAAGCTGACGCGGCCGGCCGATCGTGGAACGTGCACCACGTCGACCACTTCGGCATCTTCTGCCGGCGCGTCAGCCGCGGATTGTACCGGCTCAGACCCTGGCTTGTGCAGCCTGGAAGCCATTTGCTGCCAGAAGCTGGCCCGGTTGTGCCTGGTGTAGCAGTAGTGCAACCCGGCGTAGGCGTAGTTGAACGTGTCCAGCGCCTCGTTGCGGTCGCCGTCGGCCTTCACCCACATCTTCTTCGGGTAGCCGTTGACCATCTTGGTCTTCTGCTTCTCGGCCGTCAGCTGCTTGTAATACTCGGCCGGCAGCGCCAGCGGGAAGTGCACGACGCCCGGGCCGTCCTTCTCGGCGCGCTTGAGCCGGCCGTAGACCGTCGACTTGATGGTGTCGACGCCGATCGGGTACAGCGCGACGCCGCGTTTGATCTTCTGGCCGCGGATGTTGATGTCCTGCTTCGTCGGCGCGCCGATCGGCGGCCGGGCCCCGCCCATGCCCTTGCCGGCCAGGATGTGCCGGCGGCGGTTGTCTCGCGCGAAGGCGTAGACCTCGTTGGTCTTGTTGCCGTCACCCGAGTCGACCACCGCGGCGTAGACCGACATGTCGACGCCGCTGGCGTGGCGGATCGGGGTGTTGATGACGTCCAGCACCTGGTGCCAGACCTCGAAGCGGTCGGGGTCGCCGTAGATCACGGCGTAGTTCACCACCCAGGCCTCCTCGCCCCGTCCCCAGGCGATCACCTGCACCTCGATGCGGTTGTCCTGCACGTCGACGCCGGCGGTGGCCACCAGCGCGCCAGACGGCGCCGTCAGCAGGTCGTAGGCTTCGGCGCGCTTCTGCAGACCGTCGGCGTCCAGCTTGGCGCTGTAGTCCTCGGCCCATGTCTCGGCCAGCACGTTGTTGACGAAGGCCTGCAGCTTCTTCGGGTGGCCCTGGGCCTCGACCCATTGCTTTGCCACCTTGGCCCACGACTTCCATCCGATCGGCGAATACAGGGCGCTGATGTGGTAGCCGCGCCGCGTCGGGTCGATCTTCTCTGGGCAGGTGGCGCGCCACTCGCCGCCGTTGAGCATGTCGGTCTTGTGGCGCTCCTCGAGGATGCCGCCGCAGTCCGGGCAGACCATGTGCGCCTTGCGGTGCAGTGGGCGGCCGTCGTCGTCCTTGGGGATGACGAAGTTCTTCCACTCCAGCACGTGCATGTGCCCGCAGTGTGGACACGGCACGAAGTAGCGCCGCTGGTCGGTCTTCAGGTACTCGGCCTCGATGCGGCAGACGTCCTTCACGCCGGGCGTGGACGTCTTCATGATCTTGCGCTTGCGCCCGAACGTGTTGGTGCGCTCCTCGGCCAGGCCCAGCGGGTCGCCCTCGCCGTCCACGTCCAGCGGCCAGTTGCTGATTTCGTCGGCGAACAGGTAGCGG